AAATGGGCAGAATCTATTGGAGAACTGCCAGCAAAATTTAATTATTTGGTTGGAGAACAAGAACCTATTTCTGACGTCAGTGTATTACATTATACACTGGGGACTCCAGCATATCATCAAGTTGATAAATCTGAACATCATGAGTTGTGGTCAGCAACATCGGAGTCGATTTCATGAATTCAAGTTGTGCTAATTAGATAGTATTGACAACTGTGTTTAAAACACATATAATGTTTACATGAGCTTATATACCGACGTAAAATATCTAAATCAAATTGGCAATAGATTACCCCTGTTCAAACGCAAGGGTGATTATCTGTACAATTGTCGTTGCACCATCTGTGGCGACAGTCAGACCAAAAAGAACAAGGCTCGAGGCTACTTTTATAGAGCCGACAATGACTTGTACTACAAGTGTCATAACTGTGATGCATCACAGCATTTTGGTACGTTTCTTAAAAACTTTGACACACAGTTATATCGTCAGTATGCACTAGAACGCTACAGCAATGGCGAAAATGGTCGAGCGCATGCTCAACCAGAATTTGAGTTTAGGGCTCCGGTATTCCAACCACAGACTTCCACACCGGAGCCCAACCTTTTAGATCAGCTCCTAGACCGAGTTGACACCCTACCAGACGATCACGAGGTCAGAGAATTTTGTAGACAACGTCAGATACCGGCCGACCAACTGCATCGTCTGTACTTTATTGATGACATCAAACGCATCGAGGCTCTGCACGAACGTTATAGAAACACCATACAGACTCATGAGCCCAGACTGGTGCTGCCATTCAGAGATGGCACAGGTCGATTGGTTGCAGTCAGCTGTCGTGGCATGCGTGATGAAACTCTGAGATATATAACTGTACGTATCGATGAAACCGCACCCCTGATATTTGGATTAGATAGTTTAAAAACTCAGGAACACATGTATGCGTGTGAAGGCCCTATTGATAGTCTTTTTCTTGCTAATTGCATTGCTGTGGGTGGTACTGGATTCGGAAAACTCGGATCTCTGGGACTAGATTCAGCCAAGCTTACTCTCATACTGGACAATCAGCCACGCAATAGTGAAGTCTGCAAGATCTATCAGAAAATGATTACGGCTGGATATCGCATCATGATTTGGCCAGACTATACCAGTGCCAAGGACATTAATGAACTGGTCATAAAAACTCCGGGCATAGATGTTAAAAATTTCATAGATAATAATAGTTACAGCAGTTTGACTGCACAGTTAAAATTTGATACATGGAAAAGGATCTAGATGGCAACCGTAAATTTAATTAGTTATACACAACCGCATGCCGATGCCATGGATAAAAATGACGTCCGGGATCTGCAGGAACTCATAGCCTATTGTGCCAGAGTTAGTAATCCAGGCAATCAAAACAACAGCCGCACCAGTCGCAAGTTGTTGGAATACATGATCAAACACAAACACTGGAGTCCATTTGAAATGGTCAATGTGTGTCTGGAGATTGTAACCACGCGTGACATAGGTCGTCAGATACTTAGGCATCGTAGTTTTAGTTTTCAGGAGTTTAGTCAGCGATACGCTGACCCCACAGACGCTCAGTCTGGGCTAACCTATGCTATCAGAGAATGTCGTCTGCAGGATCCAGACAATCGTCAGAACAGTCTGAGCATAGATGATGCCGACATAGAACAAAAATATCTGGCTCATACCTGGGCCAAGAAACAGAAAGAAATCATTGCCCAGTGTGATGAAGTATATGGCTGGGCCCTTAAAAATGGCATAGCCAAGGAACAGGCTCGAGCAGTGTTGCCCGAGGGGCTAACCACCAGTCGCATGTATGTTAATGGAACCTTGCGCAGCTGGATTCATTATATCGAAGTACGCAGTGCCAATGGAACACAGCTAGAACACATGCTGATCGCACAGGAATGTGCCAAGGTTATAGCAAAAATATTTCCGTTATTGGCTCAAACAAAGTCCGAATAATATATATACTAGACCAGGGGGACATATGTGGATTCTAAGTTTTATACCAGACAGTTTTTTAGCCTGGGTCATTAATATCATTTTAATAGCTGGTATTGCTGGCACAATCGCAGGCTTCTTTTTAAAGTTCGTACCTTTTATAAATCGCTACAGTATAGTACTACAGTTAGTAGGTGTTGTATTACTGGTAGCAGGTGTCTATTTTAAAGGCAGTTATAGCACCGAAATGCACTGGCGCAACAAAGTAGATGAAATGAATGCTCAGATTGCCCAGATCAAAGCCAACAGTGATCAGGCCACTAAACAGGTAGTCTACAAATATATTGAACGTACCAAAGTTGTAAAGGAAAAAAACGATGCAATTCGAACACAAGTTACTAAATACATTACCAAAGAAGCTGATGCTAACTGCACTATTCCTCGCTCTGCCATCGTGCTCCACGATGCTGCCGCAAAAAACGTCGTTCCCGACCCCACCACAGGAACTAATGAAGGAACCACCCGAGACGTTACGCTCTCTGGACTCCTCGACACCACCGTCCTCAACTACGGAACCTTCTACGAAGTAAAAGAACAATTAAAGGCACTGCAAGACTGGGTGCGTGAACAAAAGAAAATAAACCCATAATTAATTGACACTGATTGGGCTGTATTATATAATGGATTTTTTAAAGGATTAACATGCAATATCTAGGACTAGAGATAGATCTCAGCAGAGATGAGCTCTTTGACGAGCTTGGTCTAATCAGAATGAAAGAAAGCTACATGAAGGAGGATGAAGTCAGTCCTCAGCATCGTTTCGCTTTTGTAAGTAAAACTTTTGGCAGCAATGATGCTCATGCACAACGTCTGTACGATTATGCTAGCAAACATTGGTTAAGTTATGCCACACCAGTATTAAGTTTTGGTAGATCCAAACGAGGACTACCCATATCATGCTTTTTGAATTTTATCGAGGACACGGCTGAAGGGCTTGTGGAAAATCTAAGTGAAACTAATTGGTTATCTATGCTTGGGGGTGGTGTTGGCATTGGCTTTGGAATCAGGTCTGCTGATGATAAGTCTACTGGCGTTATGCCTCATCTTAAAATGTACGATGCTGGCAGTCTTGCTTATCGTCAAGGCCGTACTCGTCGCGGTAGTTATGCTGCTTACCTGGATATTTCACACCCTGACATTTTAATGTTCTTGGAAATGCGCAAGCCAACTGGCGATCAGAATATGCGCTGTCTTAATCTACACCATGGCATTAACATTACCGACGACTTCATGCAGATTATTGAAAACTGCATGTTGGATAAAGACGCCGATGACAGCTGGCAACTACGAGATCCTCATAGTGGAGATGTTCGTGAAACTGTCAGTGCCCGAGAACTCTGGCAGCGCATCTTAGAAATGCGCATGCAGACTGGTGAACCTTATCTGCATTTTATTGATGAATCTAATCGACGCCTTCCTCAATGGTTAAAAGATCAGGGTCTTCGTATTCATCAAAGCAACCTCTGTAGTGAAATTATTTTACCTACCAACGAACAACGAACAGCTGTGTGCTGTTTAAGTAGTTTAAATCTGGAGTATTTTGATGATTGGAAAGATAATCCACAGTTTCTTGCAGACATTGCAGAAATGCTTGATAATGTTCTTCAATATTTTATCGATAATGCTCCTGATGTTATTTCTAGGGCTAAGTACAGTGCTGCTAGGGAGCGGAGCATTGGCATTGGTGCTCTTGGCTGGCATGCTTTATTGCAGCGAAAAAATCTTGCCTGGGAAAGTGCATTAGCTGTTAGTTTAAATAAACGCATCTTCAATCATGTAAGGAAACATCTAGATGAAGCCAATAAAAAACTCGGAGCGCAACGAGGAGAAGCCCCTGATGCCGCTGGCACAGGATTACGCTTTAGTCATATGTTGGCCATTGCTCCTAATGCTAGTACAAGCATCATCATGGGCAACACCAGTCCTAGTATTGAGCCTTATCGTGCTAATGCTTACCGTCAAGACACTTTGAGTGGCAGTCATTTAAACAAGAACAAGTATCTGGACGTTATTCTAAAACAAAAGGCCGGCGACAAGTATGACGAAGCCTGGAGCAGTATTATTGCCAATGATGGATCTGTACAGCATCTGGACTATCTGGACGAATATACCAAAGATGTATTCAAGACTGCCATGGAAATTGATCAACGCTGGATCATACAGCATGCAGCAGATCGTCAGGAATACATAGACCAGGCCCAGAGTCTAAATGTATTCTTCCGCCCAGACAGTAACATCAAATACATACATGCAGTTCATTTCCAGGCCTGGAAGGCCGGTTTGAAGACCATGTATTATTGCCGCAGCGATAAAATTGCCAAGGCTGATAAGGTGTCTAAACGCATTGAACGCGAAGTCATCAAGGAAATTGATCTAACTGCTCTGGCCGAAGGCAACGAGTGTTTGGCCTGCGAGGGATAATTGAAACTTCGCGAAGCAAAAATAGAACCGTTTGTTGCGGCTCGGGTATTTACCGAGGCTCAATTAAACAGCATCATAGATCTAGGCTATGAACAGATCCAGGAAGAAAGTCGGCTGGCTCAGGGTGAAAATGATTCCCGTACTCGAACCTGCAAGATTGGCTGGATTTATCCAACAGAAAAAAGTCAATGGATATTTGACACCATAATTGCAGGGTTTGTTAAATTAAATCAGGAAAACTATGGGTTTGATTTAGATCAGTTTGAACCTCTACAATTTACGCGCTATGATGCTGGACGCAAAGAGTTTTATGGCCCTCATGTAGATTGTGCCTATGGCATAGTCAGTCAGATGACCAGTCGTAAGTTAAGCATGACCATACAGTTATCGGACCCCGATGATTATACTGGTGGTGATTTAAAGCTGCATGTAGGGCATAAAAAGCCACTCACAGTACCCCGGGAACGAGGCACTGTGATAGTATTTCCCAGCAACATACTACACGAAGTAACTCCAGTTAAATCAGGTCGCAGATACAGCCTGGTTACCTGGGCACATGGGCCTTTATTTAAATGAACAATCCTAAAGTTTGGTGGTTTTTTCGCACAGTTGAAATGATAACCTGTATACATATTATACTTAATATTTGGAAACATTGGTAATGAAAATAGGATTTAATTGCAGTAGTTTTGATTTACTTCATGCCGGTCATGTTACCATGCTTAAAATGGAAAAGGAACGCTGTGACTATTTAAAAGTAGCCCTGCAGACTGACCCAACCATGGATCGACCAGGCGTAAAGAATCGCCCAGTGCAGAGCATTTATGAACGCTATGTACAGCTACAGGGCTGCAAGTACGTTGATGAAATACTAGTCTATGATACCGAAGCTGAGTTATTAAACCTGATCATGACACAGACCATTCACATTAGATTTTTAAGTGAGGAGTATCTAAACCGAGACTTTACAGGTAAGCAATACTGTATTGACAGAGGCATAGAATTATATTATCATCCAAGAGAACACACATACAGTAGCAGCGATCTTAGAAAACGAACCTATGAGCTAGAAGCTCTTAAACGTAATCTAGCCGATCCTGTCCAAGAAATACCACAACATTCAACACAATTAATCAACAAGGACAACCATGAAAAAGATTCTCTTATTAGCAGTACTAATGCCAACATTCGTTTTGACGACCCTCACTAATAGCTGGGCTAAGCCTGCTGCAGGTGTTGTACATAATTTTAAAGTTACAGCAGTCAAAGACGGTGATACAGTAGTCATAGAAGCTCCATATTTACCAGCTCCCCTTAAACAACAGTTAAGTATTCGTGTGCTAGGTGTTGACACCCCAGAAAAAGCTCCTCGTGCTAAATGTGATAAGGAAGCAGCTGGTGGTGCTGCTGCAACAGAATTTACCAAGAAGGCCGTGGCCAATGCTAAACAGATTCAGGTAGAATTAGTTGACTGGGATAAATTTGGTGGACGCGTATTAGGAGATGTCATCTTGGATGGTCAGAGATTAAGTCAGTTGCTGATTAAAAATAATCTAGCTCGTCCATACTTTGGTGAAGCTAAATCTAGCTGGTGCAACTAGTATGACAACTAAAAAATATAAACTAACTGAAGAACGTAGCTTCTTTAAACCATTTAGTTTTCCCTGGGCCTATGACAGCTGGCTCAAGCACGAACAGGCACATTGGTTACATACCGAAGTGCCCATGATGGAAGATGTAAAAGACTGGAAAAAGAAATTAACTGCGGAAGAAAAACATTTTCTAACCAACATATTTCGTTTTTTCACTCAGGGTGACATTGACGTAGCCGGTGGATATGTTAAAAACTATCTGCCCTATTTCCCACAACCCGAGATTAGAATGATGCTCATGGGCTTTGCAGCTCGTGAAGCACTGCATATTGCTGCTTATAGTCATCTAATCGAAACCCTGGGCATGCCCGAGAGCACCTACAACGAGTTCTTGGAATACCAGGCCATGAAGGACAAACACGATTATGTTACGGACCTCAGTTCGAGAAACGGTGACACGGCTTCAACTGCGACACACATCGCCGTCTTCAGTGCTTTTACAGAGGGCATGCAGCTTTTTAGTAGCTTTATTATGCTTCTTAATTTTCCTCGTCATGGTTTGATGAAGGGCATGGGCCAGATTGTTACCTGGTCAATCGTGGATGAAACCATGCATGCAGAGAACATGATCAAGTTGTTCAAAGAGTTTATCAAAGAGAACAACGAAATCTGGAACGACGACCTAAAAAGTCGCATATATACCATAGCAGAAAAGATGGTGGAACTTGAAGACAAGTTTATTGAATTAAGTTTTGCCAATGCTGAAATGCGTGACCTTAAACAGGAAGATGTAAAAGAATATATTCGATACATTGCTGACCGCAGATTGATCAGCCTGGGACTCAAGGGCATCTTTAAACGCAAACGCAATCCGTTACCCTGGGTCGAAGAGATGATCAATGCTCCGGTTCATGGTAACTTTTTTGAAAACCGTGTTACAGATTATGCAAAAGGTGCTTTAAGTGGAAATTGGAACGACGTCTGGGCGTAAAATTGCTGTTGCTAGCATGCAACGCAACGAAGCAAAATATATTTTAGAATGGTTTAGTTATTATTTACTCAATGGTGTAAATCATTTTGTCATCTATAACCATCAGAGCACCGATGACACTCAGAGCATCTGGGAACGTTTAAAGGCTGCTGGTTATAGTATTGACATTCACTACAGAACAGGATATAATGTACATTATCCCATGCTGGAGCATGCACTGACCCAAGTATTGCCCACAGTAGACTGGTTAATCTTTGCCGACATGGATGAATTTTATTTTAGTGATACAGGTCGAACCGTTGAGGATATATTAAATGAATACGAAAAAAACTTTAAGGGAAGTGCTCTTGGTGTTAATTGGTGCGCTTATGGGTCTAGTGGCCATGTCGCTGATCCAGAATATGTTTTACGCGATTTTAACCATCGTGGTCATGCAGACCTTAGCACTAACCATCATTACAAAAGCATTGTACGTGGACGAGGCCTAGCCGGAGCAGTTCGGGGAACCAATCCACATATATTCACAACCGAACATGGAACCTATAATCTAGCCGGTCAATTAATACCAGCCTGGGCCGGTCATAATCCTGCTGAACCTGTTATACATGCACCGCTGAGGATCAATCATTATCAGTGCAAGAGCTGGGAATATTTTAAAACCGTAAAACAGGCTCGGGGTTCAACAGCAGATCGTGCACCCGATGCTCCAGGAGCTCAGATACCTGACAGCGTATTTCATGACTATGACTACAATGATGTACTGGACAACACAGTTTGGGATCTGTGGGGTACTAAACTCGTAACAAAAATGCAAGAAATCCAATCAATTTTAAATGGTGATTAACATGATAGTATTAGCGACAATGCACAATGATAAGTATAAAGAACTAGCCGACGAGACCTGGGAAGGCAACAAGGTCCAGTATGCTGAAAAACATGGCTATGCTTATCTGGCCAAGACCGAAGACTTTTATGGTTTTGAACCAGGCTTTGAAAAAATACAATTTATTTTAGATAGTTTTGAAGCCTATCCAGATATAACCTGGCTCTGGTGGACCGGCACAGATAGTCTGGTTACTAACTTTACAACCCGCATTGAAGATAAAATCGCCGAGGTAGAACGATTAGGATTCCCTGACATTAGCGTAGTCATGAGTTCGGATTTTAACTTTGACATCAACTGTGATAGTATTTTAATTAAGAATACTGACCGAGCTCGAGTCTGGCTGCAATCCATCATGGACAACATGCCCAAGTATGCCAGCCATCAGTTTAAAGAACAGCAGTGCATGCTGGACATCATGGAACAGTATGATGACGATGTGTTAATCATGCCGCAGCATTTCATGAACAGTTATGAATATAAAATGTATGAAGTAGCTCCTTGGAACTACAAGGAAAAAGTAGATGTTAATGGTGAACGAGGTCAATGGGAGTCAGGCGATTGGTTTGTGCATTGGCCAGGCACTCAGCCTAAAGAACGTCTGCAACTAGTCAAGGAATACAAAGAAAAAATCGTTTATTAATCATGGGGTTGAAATGAAACAAGAAATTTTATCATTGGTTGAGAAGTACATACAGGAAAAGAATGCCAACAAGACCTGGACTGCTGGCGAAGATTTTGTTAACTATGCTGGTCCATTATATGATGAAGCAGAAATTACCGCAGCCGTAGGTAAATTGCTGGATGGTTGGTTGGTCATGGGCAATGACTGCGCTCGCTTTGAAAATAAATTTCCTAAATACTTTGATAAAAGCAATGGTGTACTAACCAATAGTGGATCAAGTGCTAACCTCTTAATGATGTCAGCGTTGAAGTCTAAACGCGGACATAACCTTCCCCCGGGCACGAAAGTGCTCATGCCCATTGCAGGGTTTCCAACCACACTCAACCCTACCCTGCAAGTGGGCTTTACTCCAGTGTTCGTAGACATCGAGCTCGACACACTTAATCTGGATCTGGATCAGGTCGAAGACGTTCTGATCAGTAACCCAGATATCAGGGTCATAACTTTTGCTCATGTGCTGGGCAATCCTCCGGACATGGATCGGTTAATGGCTTTGGTCAACAAGTATAACCTAATCCTATTAGAAGACTGCTGTGATGGACTAGGCACAACCTATGATGGTAAACTTCTGGGCAGCTTTGGTGAAATGGCAAGCTGCAGCTTTTATCCAGCACATCACATCACCATGGGCGAAGGTGGCTTTGTGGCCTGCAATGACAAAGTAACCGAAGACATTCTTAGATCATTCCGTGAATGGGGTCGAGGCTGTTATTGTGTAGGTCCAGAAGCCAATAAACTTAAATGTGGTAGCTGTAAGAAAAGATTCAGTGATTGGATCCCAGCACTGCCAGGTGAAATATTTGACCATAAGTATGTGTATGATGAAATTGGCTATAATATCAAACCCATAGAATTGCAAGGAAGCATGGGACTGGCTCAGTTAGAAAAGCTTCCCATAATTGAAAAACGTCGCAGAGAAAATTATGCTGCCCTGTTTAAAGTCTTTGAACAATATGAAAACTTCTTTCATCTGCCACGCGCACGAGCTAAATCAGATCCTAGCTGGTTTGCATTTCCATTGACCATACGTGATGGTGCACCATTTAAACGTGCTGAGATTGTAGACTTCCTGGAAGATGCTCGCATTCAGACTCGTCCATATTTTGCTGGTAACATCATGTTGCAACCAGCCTATGATCATTTAATGGATCCACAACAGGCTCGAGATGAATTTCCCGTGGCCACCAAGGTAATGCTGGATACATTCTTCCTGGGAACTAGCCCAGTGGTTAGTCTAGAACAAATAGATTATATTGGAACCATTGTTGATAAATTCATGAGCAAATACCTATGATGACAATCGAAGAATTACAGGCCTTTGAAAAGGACATAGGAGACAGCTTTAATAGAGCTGAAATCCGAGCACCCATACATTTATATGACGGCAATGAACAACAGATACTAAAAGTATTTGAATGCATAGACACGGAAAAGGACTGGGTCTGTGCTACCTGGCGTAATCACTATCAGTGTTTGCTCAAAGGTGTACCACCTGAGGTACTAAAAGCAGAAATACTCCGTGGTAAGAGCATGGTCATGAATCTGCCAGAATATAAAATTCACTGCTCTAGTATAGTTGGTGGCATACCCAGCATTGCCACGGGCATTGCCGCTGCTAACAAAATGAAAAACAATGGCGAATGGGTCTGGTGTTGGTTAGGTGACATGAGTGCTGAAACTGGAGCATTTGCCGAGGCATTAAAATACGCACGCGCACAGGAGCTACCCATAACATTCGTCATAGAAGACAATGAGCTAAGTGTAGAAACCCCTACTCATGAAGTCTGGGGCAATAGACAAAAATGGTATCTGAACCGTGCTCAATTAGACACCAATGGGTTTTGGACTGCTCCTAATCTGGTCTATTACAAATATAAAAATACTAAATATCCACACGCTGGTGCTGGAGTAAGGGTGCAATTCTAATGGATCGTAATCGCAAATACAATGAAGAATTAATCAAGGCCATGAACTGGTTGGCTGAACAACCTCATACTTTATTTGTTGGCCAG